TTAAGTTAATTGCTGCAACATTAATAAGAAATATTAAAAAACAAATTATTATTTTACAACGTAAAATAAAATTATTGTCTAAATTTTTACCAAAAGATAAAGAAGATGTGGGAGAAGGTGAGGAAGAAGATGTGGGAGAAGGTGAGGAAGAAGAAGGAGGAGGTACGGAATGGCGTATAGTTGATTCTTCCGATTCTGAATACGAATATTCAGATGAGCCTGGAAACTTTGGACAACGAACTTTTGTTGACGAAAATTCAGAGTCTCATTCACCCGAAGAATTGAAAGAAATTATAAAAAAGATTGAAGAAACATATCCTGAAATTATGAAAGATTTTAATAAAAATAATTACACATCTTCTAAGTTTAAACGTCTTCCTGGTGGTGGTGGTGGTGGTGATAGTAATTATGATGGTGATGGTGAGGGTGATGCTGGTGGTGGTCCAGGTGCTTCAAATGTATTAAAATCAAAAGCAAAACAAAAAGCATTTAAAACAGGACCAAAAAAAGGAGGAAATCCACCCCGCAAAACCAGAAAACAACAAAAACACAGAAAATACCGAAAAACATATAGAAAATAACCATTAATCTATATATCCCATGTTTGAACACACCATCTACATCAATCTTGAACACCGCAAAGACCGTCTTGCACATGTCCAACAAGAATTGGCAAAAATCGGCGTTCCTAATGGGGGCACACGATTCAATGCCGTGAAAACAGCAAACGGCGCCATCGGGTGCACCATCAGTCACATCAAATGCTTGGAGCAGGCAAAGGCACAAAATTTGTCTCAAGTCTTCATTTGCGAAGACGACATCTGTTTTAAAGACCCCGAACTTCTCCTACAAAATGCCGCGCAGTTTAATGCCGTTTTTGGCGACGCTTATGACGTCCTCCTCATTGGCGGCAACAATCTGCCACCTTACAAACAATTCGGCAATTTCTGCGCGCAAATAACCAACTGCCAAACCACCACTGGATACATTGTCAAACAGCATTACTATGACACACTCATCAACAATTTCCGAGAAGGTCTCAAAAAACTCATTGAAAACCCGACAAACAAATGCGAATTTGCCATCGACATCTATTGGAAACGCTTGCAGACAAGCAACCGATGGTATATTGTGCTGCCGCTCACCGTCCACCAATTGGAGGGATACAGCGATATAGAAGAACGCGATACTGACTATCGAGGTCTTATGTTAGATATGGACAAACCTTGGTTCAAACCTAGGTAACTGTATTTTTGAATTTACAATGATTTATTTGGCATCGGCAGCAAGGTCTTCCTCCTCATCATCATCGTCATCATTGTCGTCGTCATCATCTTCATTGGGTTCAAAATCTACCTGTTTTTTAGCAGGCAAAAAATTCTTGATAAATGGGATCTTCTCAAGTCCATCTGTGGGAATAAGTTTCATCTTGATTCCCACAATAACCAATGTAATCGCAATTGACACAAACAAAATGATATTGTTCATGGAAAACATATTGTCCATGTCCACGATTTTTCCTAAAGAATCCGTGATGAATGACGGAAAAATCGACGCATTCTCTACCACTTCCATATTCATGTTGCCTGACATTTTATAGATTGCTGAAAGATATGATTATATTATTTATTTACGCAATGTCATGCATTTTACGTGGTTTTTTAAGCGTCTTATTCCTAATTGGAAACACGTCGCGATTCTTATATGTGCGACCCTTTGCAATCATTGTTGCCAATGGTCTTTGTCCATTGAAATACAGATATTCCCGCACATGATACATGATTTTCTTGGTTATCTCTATGTCGCACGCCAACTTGTGAGACCCCGCGTTTGCAAATCCTGAACAATGTGTTTTCAATGAGGCAGACAATTCATCTCTATCGACGTTTGCAATAAACACAGGAATATGTTCCATCAAACGATCAATGATTTCATGTTTTGACATCGAGTGCACATAGGGTCGCGGTTTGATGTAATACACATTGTCATTGCACATTCGCAAATACTTGTTGTCATCCACAAAACACACCTCTGTAGTGGCGTCCTTCAACAATGTGCATTTTATCAAATCATCGTGGGTTTTTGCATTCGTGGTGCGCCGAAAATCAACCACCTTGTTTTTGATTTTGAACGCATATATTGTGTCATCGAACAAACCTCTATCGGAACCAATTTTAATGTCAATGTATTCTGTGATCCAGTCAACCCATTCTTTGCCACATTGGTTGTTTGTGTATAAAAAGACTTTTTGCAATGTGCCTTGCGCCTTTTTGTATTCGAGAAACTCGAAAATTGTCAAAATACCTGGTCGCAAGAATTCCGGATACAAATTGAGCAATTGGTTGAATTCCACCTGTTTTAATGGTCGTTGCATGACATCCTCTATTGCCCCGCACAATTGCCGCAAATTCGAAAAATGCCCAATTGTTTCATCTAAATCAAACACGATTGCCTTTGTTTTAATTCTTGGCAAACTGTTTTCAGTTTTTATAAATTGCTTGCCCGCCATTATTTCAATGTCGGCAACTGGCATTTATGATTCATATACAATATTTTCACATATAACTGGGGAACCCTCTGGGGAACCAACGGTTCCCCAGGACCCCTCCCTTTTCATTTCTGGGGAACCGGCGGTTCCCCAGGACCCCTCCCTTTTCATTTCTGGGGAACCGTCGGTTCCCCAGGACCCCTCCCTTTTCATTACAGGAAAACATGAGGTAAGCACCAAAGGACGAATCAACCCCAGGACCCCTCCCTTTTATTGCTGGGGAAACCTAAATCTGTGCCTTGGCGTAATCATACGCCATCAATATAATTTGCTCGTCATAACTCAGTTTTTGATAAACCAAACAATCGTCAAAACGCACCTGTATGACAGTTCCGTTCCACAATTTTATCAATAGATTTACTCCTTCGTTAGTGAACAGTGTGCTCAACAAAAGTCCGCCATTGGTCAATTTCACTTTGTCCTGGTATTTCTGTATCCAACGCGTCTGCTGCCCAATATGCAATGCGTCCAATTCATCCACTATGCGATATCCAATGAGTTTTTTTATAATTTTCAATTTGTCTGCTTTCAGCAAAAAATCACCATACTCGTCATCCAATGACTGTTTGATTTCATTTAATATGTCAACACTGGTCTTGTCTTCTAAATAACTGTTCTTTTCTTTATTCATTTTGCTCAACAATTCATTGGGATCCATTGTGGATATCAACGATGGATCCTGTTTTGCCTCTTTGTATATTTTTGCTAATTCTTTGTCCATTACTATATTGGTATATTAATGCACATTGTGTGTATATGTTTTATTGAATGCTGCTAATATCATCTTTAAATACATTTTTCAATGAGTTAAAAAACGACAGTGCAAATTCGGTTATGCTGGTGCTCATAATAATGAAAAGTGCCGCAAAAAATATGAGATTGCTGTCTGTTTCCGTCAATTGCTGATTCTTTCTGAGCGGATTGAATTTGTATATCAAAAACAAGCAAATGGTCAAATGCATGACATTACTTATAGCGCGAATGTAAGTTGGCAACATGTACGAAATTCCTAAAAATATAAAAATATAACTTACATATGTTACACCAATCGTAAATAAAAATGTGGGTTTTTTTATACTCTCAACCGCATTGTCTGTTTGTTTAATTGCATTTTTTACTACAGTCGACATTGTGTATAATTAATATATAGATTTGATTTGTCAATATACAAAATGACCAATGATGCCATTGTAATACACAAATATGAGGTTGTTGAAAATATTGGCGCCGGAGGATTTTCAACGGTTTACAAAGCGCGACACATAAACAATGATAAACTAGTTGCCATGAAAATAATCAAATTGCCTGCCTATGCAAAAACCATTCTGAATGAATCCAAAATACTTTCTTACATCAATCGCACAATAAAAAATGAGTACGCCAAATTGTTTCCCACATTGCATTGGTATGGAAAATTCGGCAAAATGACATGCCTGGCAACCACATATTATTCTAAATCATTTAAGGAAATCATGTACTTGTCGAAAACTAATAAACACGATGTTTTTGTGCAAATGATTGAACTGATGCATCATATCCACAACTTGCAAATTATTCACTGTGATGTCAAACCGGACAATTTTATGATTAATGATGATGGGATGTTGACACTGATTGATTTTGGACTGGCGCGCCCATACATTGATTCTAAAACCAATAAACATGTGACAAATTGCATAAGAGAACGTGTGGAAAGAACGCAATACATGAGCGAGAATGTGATGCGGGGAGAGCGACCATCCCGACGGGATGATATGCTGTCAATAGGGGAAATCATGATGGAGATGGAATACGAATGTGGAGATAAATACAGAATGGAAGTGAGAGAATTGAAATATGAAGATGCGCCAAAATATGACAAGTTGATAGAAATCCTTTATGAAAAAAAGAATATGAAGGAAAAATAGTAGGGAAGATATAATAAGAATGTCATTGACTAGAATAATGGGGTGCGTGAAATGGTTTAATGAGAAATCTGGGTATGGGTTTATAACGGCGTTGGAGGGAGATAGTAAAGACAAAGACATCTTTGTGCATTACAGTGGAATTAAGGTGTCGAAATCTGAGTTTCGATATTTGGTGAAAGGCGAATATGTTGAATTTGAATTGGGAAAGGGAACTAAGCATGAATTCCAAGGAGAGAATGTGACCGGCATTAAAGGAGGGAGTTTATTGTGTGAAAATGAATATCGCAATAAGGCATTAATTAGTGCTAAGAAGGGGCAGGTTGCGCGTCAAAAAGATGCGTAATCTGAGTTTATTTTACATCTTTTTGAATCTAAAGGATGTAAAAGGAGGGGTCCTGGGGTTGATTTTTCACTGTGTGGCACTGTAGGTTCACCATGTAGGTTCCCCACAATAAAGGGAGGGGTCCTGGGGTTGACTCGCCACACAGTGGCGAGCATCGCACATTTGGTGCTTACTATGTGTTACCCCACAATAAAGGGAGGGGTCCTGGGGAACCGTAGGTTCCCCAGAAAATTGACGAGGGAGGGGGAGGGATAGGAGAGAGAAATAAAAGAAAGAATGGTACGAAATACGAACGGAGGAGGTAATGCGAAGAAGCAAGGACGAAAGTATCAAGAGACGGGAGAGAA